GCGGCCTTCATGCCCGACGTCGCCACCCATGGCGAAGCCTGTGAAGTAGCGCTTGGCGTATTCAGCCGCAGCGCTTTCGGGAACAGTGCCGCTGGCCAGACTGGCGAGGCGGAAGTTGCCCGGCGCGTTCATGCTGCTTGAGCTGAACTCAGGGCCGAAGAAGCTTTCGCGCGAGGGCATGCTGGTGTCTTCTTTCTTCTTCAGCGCGTCGGCCAGCGCCGCAGCGCCGATGATACCCGGGATGGCGTACTTGTTTTTGATCCCGAGGCCGAGGAAGTTCTGGTTCCAGAAATTCGGTTCAGTTGCGCCTTCCGCTACCGTGCTTGCTTCGTCTATGGCAGCCTGCGTAGCCGCGCTAGGCGTGTACGCTACGTTGGGATACCTAGTATCCGAAACCATTGAGCCGATGCTTCCTGCGCTGCTCGGGGTGAACGAAGGAGCCACGTCCGGCACGGGGTCTGATATCTTGTCGAAATACTGTTGCGCCGAAGACGGTACAACACCCGTGATCCGGGCTGACACCGGACCCGGCATGGGCGCAGACAGACGGTCGAGGTACTGCTGCGCAGAAGAGCTGATCGGCGTGAACGAGGGCGTCGTTCCCGGCATGGGCGCAGACAGACGGTCGAGGTACTGCTGCGCCGAGGACGGAATAGCGCCCGTGGTTTGGGCCGACATGGTCGCCGGTGCGGCTGTTTTCATTTCTGGCACCGAGGTGGTGGCGGGGACGCCTGCAGCCTTGTAGGGGTTGAGCGCGCCCATCGCGCCGCCGGTGATCAACCCGGTCAGCGGATCGCGCCCTGCGGCAGCTTGGATGGCGCTGTTCATGAGCGCTCCGCCGAGAGCACTCTTGGCGGTGTTGGATGCGGCCTGACCGAGGATCTTGCCGCCGAGTTGGCTGCCGAGCTTGGAGCCAAGGCCGCTCGCCCCACCTGCGCCCAGCGCGCCGGTCACGCCACCAAGCAGAGCGCCCTTCAGGCCGCCACCGTCCAGCGCACCCAGACCAGCCCCGAGTGCCGCGCCAGCCACTGGGCCGATGCCCGGGATGACGCTGACAGCGATGGGGGCGATCTTCTTGAAGATCTTGAAGATGCTGCCGAACAGGCCGAACTCGGGCATGCCGGTGTGTGGGTTAATCGTCGGATCGCCCCACTGCTGGCGCAGCATTTCGAGTTCGTCGTCGGTAACGTGAATGATGTGCGTGTCGTCAAAACGACCAGCATCCGCCACGTCGCGTGCTTTGGCTGCGAGGCCTCCGCTCTTGTACATTGCCCGGGCGTCGCGGTCATAAATCAAGACCGGAAAGCGTTGCGGGGAGAGGGCTGCCTGCATTAACCTTGTCCTTCAAGCATTGGGTAGGCGCGTTCCGCCCACTGTCGCCAATCGTTGAATAGGTACGGATTTGGGACAGCGCGCTGTGTGAAGGGTGGGGCCTGCACAAATGCAGCAGCCCAGTCCTGCCAAGCACTCTCGTCGGTGAGCTTGCCGAAACTCCAAGCATCACCAACGGCGAGTACTACACTATCCGCCCAATCCAGTAAAGTCATACCCCGAGGATCGATCATCCGAACACCGTACCGTCACCGGGCTGGACGTGTGCCAGCACCAGACCCATTTGATAATCGCCGCCAAGACAGTTGCTTTCGAAGCGGAAACGCAGCTCGCGGCGCTGCTCTTTGAAGAAGATAACCTGCTCCTGAGACGTCTGCGCCACCTCGGGAATAGTCATGACTGGGCCGTAGACTTCAGGCGCGCGAGCGTTTGCACGACCGACCACCTGTACCGTCATCGGGCCTGACTGCACGAAATCAGGCTCCAACAGCAGCGCCTGCAGGGCTTTGTTGGTCTGGCTCATTACTGGCAGAGACAAGTCTGCCGTCTCGAAATAGGACTGGATCGGGTTGCGGTTCAGGCCGTCGATCTCGTCAACGCCCTCCTCGTGCACCCAGAAGCGGTAGCGCGGCTCGCCGCTTTCTTCCGTGGTACGCTGGTCGAGGCCGTCCTCGGTCACGCGGGTGTCAGCGCCGTCCTGCGTCACGCGGTAGTCGATCTCGTTGAACTCAGGGATCGCACCGGCCATCAGCGGGCGGCGGAAGACCGCCGGGAACAGACCAGCCGATCGCCCGCCGTTGGGCAGAGGCGTGTCGTACCAAGTATTTTCACGGACGTTGTAGATGACGGCATGGTTCGGCTCAGTGCTGTCACCGAACGGGAAGCACCACCAGATCTCGCCGAAGCGGGGAACCTTGAAGGCAAAGACCTTCTGCCGCATCGCGTAGTTCACGTTGTCGAAGAAGAAGTTGAGGTTCATGTTGTTCTCAACTTCGCGCACAACACCGTTGAACATGAGGAAACGGTCAGTGCCGACCCAGAAAAAGATGCCGTCGTACTCGATGACCGACTGTGCAGAGAGGATCGAGGACTGAGCGCTGATCGTGTCGAACTGGAAAGCCGACGTCGGATCCCCGGTGTAGGACATACGGATCAGGCTGTCAGCCGACCAGAGCAGGCCAGACGGGCTGTTGCCGGGGCCACCGCGCAAAGGCAGTCCCCTCACGATCTTCTGTCCGGTGACATAGGCATTGCCCGCGCCGCTTCCGGTGAAGTCCGTCGGATCCCCCGGTGTCGACCACATCACGAAGCCGTCATTGCCGAAGGCGACCGTGTAAGGGTGTAGAGCAACAACACCGCCTGTGGCGCTGTATATGGCGGGGAGATTGGTGATTTCAGTCAGAGGCGCGGTGCCGAAGGCGTCGCCGTAGAAGAGCTGCCCGCCGTCGCTATTGCAAATGCAATTCAAGTTCGGCGCAACTTGCGCGATAAGCTGCAGACCGCTTCCTGCAGCCGTGTCCACATCGAACTGCCAGAGGTTGCCATCGTTCTGCGCCAATGTCGTCGGTGTGCGGTCGGTTATCGTGCTCGTGTTCAGCGAACCGTCGATGTAGAAGCGCTCGACCAAATTGGCCGACCCGGCGTGGACGTACGTGAGCTGGTCGAGGGTGTATTCGTGCAGCGTGCGGACGAGACCCAACAGGTACTTGTTGATAGAGCGGTAGCCGCCCATCTTGCGCGGCAGACCGCGCTGAAAGCGGACCCACTGGCCGTCGACGTACTGGTCACCCTCGAACTTCGTGCCGTCGCGCTTAATGCCGGGCAGTGACTTTATCTGGACGATGTTTTCAGCCACCGAAGCCCTCCTTCATCGCTCAGTCTTTGCCGTTTTCTATGAGACCCTGCCGGATCGCCACCGCTTGCAATTGCAGATTTAGGTTGTTGGACGCCACCATCTCGTTGCGGAAGCTTTCGACGGCGGCACCTGTCTGGCGCTGCTGCTGGCTGTTCTCGATCATGAGCACTGGAAGCCACGCCATGGCGCAGCCCCAGTTGTCGACTTCTTCGCCGGTGTTCGGGTTGGCCCCGCGCACTAGCATATACCACGCGCACTTATGCTCTATGCACGTCTTATTGAGCATCGGGCAGTGCGTGCCGGGCTGTTGCTTTTTACCGATCATGGTCAGTTCTTCGTCGCAATGATAACGTCAACATACTGCACAGCGAGGTCGATAGCAGTGCCCGTGAACGAGTGATTGTGGGCTTGACCACCACCGGTGCTGGTGGTGCCGGTGTTAGACCCGCCTATGTCTGGAATATAGAAAGTAGCCGAACCGCCCGCGTCCACCGTTTTCAAAGTGACACCGACAGCATGGTTATGCGAAGGTATCTGGTTGACGGTGAGGGTAGTATTACCGACAGTGCCAGACACTGCCTGCGAGGCAAACGCGGTGGTGAAAGGAACGCTACCGCCAGTGCTAGCCGCACCGCTAACTACGCGCAGAGCCTTGTTGTCGTGCGTCGTGTCCTTCGTCCAGCCAGTCGGCGCGTTCGTCTGCGCGAATAGCATCTTCGTACCCGAGGGGATCGACGCTGCGGAAAGGCTGTTGATCTGCGTCTGGATGTTCGAGGTGACGCCGTCTAGGTAGCTAATCTCGGCAGGACTGATAGTAGCGGAGTTAGCGGTGACGTCGTTATTGATCGTGACGCCGCCGATAGCGCCGCCGCTCACCGAGACGTTGTTGGCGTTTTGCGTGGCCATCGTTCCGAGGCCAAGATTGGTCCGCGCCGTAGCCGCGTCGCTCGCTCCGGTGCCGCCGTCCGCAACCGCCAGATCGGTTATGCCGCTGATCGTGCCGCCGCTGATAGAAACGCTGTTCGCGTTCTGCGTGGCCATTGTTCCGAGACCAAGGTTGGTGCGTGCGCCCGAAGCGGTGCTGGCGTCCGTGCCTCCTTGCGCAATGCTGAGCGGCGTCGTCAGACCAGACAGAGACGTGATGTCGCTATTGGCACCAGATGCCGCCGCGCCGATAACGGTGCGGACAGACGATCCGCTGGTGGCCGTTACGATCGGGTCGGCAAAAGCTGTGATGCCGAGGTTGAGCCGCGCGCCCGATGCGGTGGTAGCGCCGGTGCCGCCGTCGGAGATGACGATAGGCGTCGTCAGCGTGGTCGGGTCGGAGCCCAGCACCAGATTGATGCCGTCGCAGTAGTAGATACCCTTCGCGCCTTGGTTGATCTGCACCGGAGTGCCCGTGGCGGTCTGGATGAAGAAGTTGAAAGCCCCAGTCGTGGCGTTGTTGACCCAGTATTGCTGGATCGTCGCGGGCACGATGATGTAGACGTCGCTGGTCAGGGTGCCGACAAACTTGTAGGCGATGCGGTTCAGTTCAGACCCGGACAGCGTGTAGTTGCCGCCGGTGACCGTTATCGAGGTGTAGTCGAAGGCAAAGACCGCTTCCTGCCCGAGGCCAATCGTATACCAACGCACGCCGTCTGTGATGGCCGTGGCGCTGTCGCCCGGACGCAGCGCGAGATTGGGTGCGCCGTTGATAAGCTCCGTCCCCGAAGGCTCGATGACAAGGTCGCCGCCACCTTCGTTGCGCAACATGACAAAGTAGTTGTTCCCGACGCCAGCCGCCGTGGGCAGGTTAATCGTGCCAGCCCCAGTGCCTCCCCAGACAAAGACCGATGCGCGGTTGGAACTGGACAGCGTCAGGCCAGTCGTCGAGAAAGTGGTCACCGGCGCAGACTGGGAGAGCGTGCTGCCCGTCACCACCAGACCGAAACCGGCGAGGCTCGAAGGTTGGACGTTAGCGGTCGAAGCGCCGAAGCGGAAGACGCGCCACGTCCCTGCGGCGGTCGTCGTGGCTGCGAGGTAAAGCTCCCACTGCTCACCGAAGCCGACGGTCGCGATCGTGTTGCCCGCGTTGTCCTTGACGAAGAAGCTGTAGGATCCGCTCAGGTTGTTGAGCAGGATGACCTGCCCAGCGCCGGTCAGCGTCGCGTCAGGGAGCGTGACAGAGCGGCCTGCCGCGTCCGGCGTCACGTCAATGATGCGCGCCGCCGGAGGCAGCGTGCCGGAGTTTTCCAGCGGCCATTCCAGTTCGGTGTTCGCGTCTAGCGCAAGGGCCAGATACGATACGTCTGAGGGGTAAATGGTGTTTCCACCGAAGACGCTAGTGTAGCTCATGCTTCTTTCCTCGCGGCGGAGCGGTCAAGGATCTTGGCGAGGTCTTCGCCGTTGAGCATCGCCGCAGCACGGTCGTAGTATTGCTGCCATGTCGCGATGCGCTCGTCGTTCTTCAGGAAGGGCGTTGCCTCCAGCAGGGTTCCGTAGAGCAAGAGCTGCGGAGCGTATTCGGTCAGCCAGTTGGTCTGGATGACGTCGTCGAGCAGCGGAGGGAGCTCGTAATACAGAACCTCGAAGGGGTACGCGACGTCCGGCGTCGGGGTGAACAGCCAGTTGTCGTAGTTGTAGTCGGCGTAGAAGATCGGGGTGCCGGTCTCGCTCTCGTTTGGCCAATAGGCGCGGCAGTATTCGTAATTGCGCGCGTAGACCGTCGTGCGGTTGGCGAGGGTGGGCCCAGTGCCGATGTTGACCGAGACCGTGTCGCGCCAGCGATCCGGCTTGGCGTAAACAGACTGCCCCGGAACCAGATTACCAGACACGACGGCGATAAAGCCCTGCACCTTCAGCTCGCGGGCGATGCGACGCTCGGCGAGGTTGATCAGTCGCGGGATCTGCTCGTGGACGATAGGATCAGACGCCAGCGTCGCGCCGCGCTCCAAGTAGCGCTGCACGTCCTGCTTCAGCGTGTCAAATGTCATCGTCGTGGCCATACAGAACCCCTATATCACTTTTCTGCCGCTTGCACAGCACCGCGCCACGCTTCTACCGTTGCCCGATGCCGCGCAGCACAAAGACCATACGCGTAAACCACGTCAGCCTCCCACTGCAGCCGCTCCGGGTCAAGCAGCGGGCTTGGCAGCTCCGGCAGCGCTTGGCACGTCTGGGCTAGGTTCGCCGGTGGCAGCGGCATTGGCACGGAGACGCGCGTCGTCGAGCACGCCGACGCCAGCAGGAGGCACGGCGCAATCAGCAGGGACTTCCACATCACGGTAGACCTCTCGAATGGTGTTTCGCGTCTCGATCTCGCGCGGACGCAGGTCAGCCAGCACTTGCTCGTAACCCTCAGATGGCTTGTAGACGGCGGCGATGGCAGCCTTCTCCGCCTCGTTGGCACGCTCAACAGCGGCAAGCTGGTCGCTGTCGGCCTTCCAATCGCGCACAGTCCAGCCGCCCAGTGCGCCGATAAGTAGCGCCCCGCCAGCGGTGTAAAGGACGAGGGGGTTAATCACCAGACACCCCCTTGATCTTGCCCCACTCGCGAACGGCAAAGGCACCGGCGATGGCGGTGACAAGCAGGGACAACCCGGTCAGGTCGGTCGAGGGCATCTCGTCGTGCTTGATCAGACGATAGAGCGGGACGACCACGCCATGTACAGCCATGGTGCCTGCGATCCAGATGCAGGTGATCGGACGCCACCACTTGCGGATGACGCACAGGCAGACCTTTTCAGCGGCCAGAAGGCGTTCTTTCAGGGTCACGGTTTCCTCGCCATGGCTAGAGCTTTGAGCGTCACGTCCTTGACGCGACGCAGCCAGCCCTTCCCGAAGGTCGGGAAGGTGCTCAGCTCGCGGTAGTAGTCCTCGCGCAGGCTCTGGTAGCGCGTGATCAGCGATGCGCGCCCCTCTGCCTTGGCCTCTTCACCCAGCTTGGCAAGGGACACCGCGCCGAGGATGCCGTCCTGCTTAACCCCGATGAGGCGCTGCAGGTAGCGAGCGGCGCGGTTCGGGCCAGCGTTCACAGCGAAGTCGAAGACGCACAAGTCGAGGCCGATGGGCAGGTGGTCGCCCTTTACGACGTCCCAATACTTGGCCTTGTAAAGCTTCTCGACGTGCGCGCGGGTCAGGCCGCGCATGATGCGCTCGTCAACCTTGTGGCCGATCCAGTCTTCATATGTCCGCTGGGTCACGCCCAGATTGGTGCGTCCGCCCGGATCTTTGGGGTGGTTGACGTAACCACCCTCGTGCTTCAGCACCTCCGTCAGACATTCTTCAAAGTTCGGGCGCATGGCTCAGCTCTTGTCTTCCTTGCGGTCGAGCTTCTTGAAGATGGTGCCCAGATTGGCATCTATCTTGTCGAACCCGTTTCGCATTTCTTCCTTCATCTCCCGCATGGCTTCTCGCCAATCGTCCTTGGAGACGTACGTGTGGGGCATAGCGCGGACGTCAGTGTCCAGCTTCTCGATTGCTTTGGAGAGGTTATTCAAGACCCACCCGCCGAAGAAACCTGCAACGCCAAAGGCGATATTGAAAAGCACCTGATAGTCCACTGTTGCCCACCTTACTTCAAGTTACGCAGTTTGTAGATCACCGAAAGATACACGCCGGTAACGCCGTCGATCAGGTTAGCCACGGCGCGATTGCCTTGGCAGATTTCCTCGTGGTGCTCTTCGATCCACTCAGCGTCGGCTTCGAGTAGCTTCAGGATGTCCTTGCTGCCCGTGGGCGGTGCCGGTATGTTGCCGATCAGGTCGAAGGCACCTTGGTAGGCCTCGACAAGGCTGTCCAGCGCGTCGATGACGTCGTCGTAGAAGCTGCCGAGGGCTTGGTGTTTGGCGTAACTGCCGGTGCCGCTCGCGCGCCAGTGCTCGTAGTGGGCTACGTTGCGGGCGTAAAACGCGCGTGCGATGAGCTGCTCGATCACAGGTCGATCCTTTCAGTCACAACGATCGCGGATGGGATCGCGGGGGCGATGGCACCGGCTGCTGTGTGTTCGAGGGTGATGGCTGCGTTTTCGGGGAGCCACATGATTTCGATATACTGCCCGGCAGTGACCGTGACGTAGAAAACAGAGGTGAAGAAAGCGCTGCCCCCGTCGCTGAGCTTAGGGACCGTGACACTGGTGGCCGAAGCCGGAATGGCGGTGCCGTTCTTGGCAAGCCACACCGTGACGTCGTAGTCAGACGAGCCTGAGTTGACGAACTGCAGGCTGGGCGAGATCATGTAAGTACCGGCTGCGGAATACGTGATGCGGGTCTTGTTGCCGCCCGACGCGACGACGGTTACGCCCTTCGATGCGATGTCGTCCGTTCCGAACTTCGCAGCGGTGGCTGCGCTGATATTGCCCGTCTGGTCGGTCACGTCGTGGAAGGCACCGTACTTCGCCCCGGCAAACGCGACGTCTGCGGCAGAGGCATTGTACGTGTCGTATGTTCCGCCCGAGAGCTGGGATACTTCCAGCAGCTCGTCTCCGGTGAGCGGCGTTGTCGCGGGCGACATGCCACTGATTTTACTCGTTCCCATTAGTAGCTCCTATCTGTAACGACGCCAGCAGCCGGAAAGGGGAGGCGGCTGCTGGCGTCGCCACGCAGCAAGGGAAGCGAACCTTGCACGGTGGAGGTGTGATCGCTTCGCTTCATCATGGTTCCAGCGGCGTGTCAGGGCGCGGAAAGCGCACCGTGATGTCCTCCGTCTGCCGTGCTGGCAGGCGATAGGGATCGTACTCGTCCCTATCCGCATCACAAGTCAGCAAACCGGGGTAATTCGGGTCTGGCTTTAGCTCATCAAGAGGGAACTTGCGTGAACACCTACCGCAAATACCAATAGCAAGAGTGCTCCGCCCGCGTGTATCGAGGAAAACAGGCATCAGTCTTTCTCCCTCTTTTTACAGTTATCAAAATGATAACGATGCATCGCGCCGCCGGATCTGCCGCGCACTTCACAGTATGGGCATTGTACTATTGGTTTTGAAAGTTTGGTAGCAGATATACGCGCGCGAACATCATCAGGGCACGGGCGCATAGCCGAAGGGTTAGGTCTTCCGGCCCTCGCCTTGGATAGCTTTTCTCGCGTTTCGGCGGTGTGTTTTTTACCTGTAAAAGTTCCCAGCTTCCCGAGATTGGCGGCCCGAAGTTTTGCTTTCGTCTCTTCGGAACGAGTGCGACCGAGGGCCGCCGCGCGCATTTTTGCTTTAGTAGCTTCGGTATGACGATGGCCTGTCAAACCCTCGCCGCCAGCAGTGACATTGGCCAAAGCTACACCCATACGCCGCAAACAACGGATAAGTCCTTGTTCTAGCGCGATGGCTGTAGCTTCATCAGAACAATCTATTCTGGCCATGAGAATGTTTTCTCTGCCATGTTTGGCCACAATGTTTTTGTGGTGCTGATTTCTATGGCTGAAATCGCGCATACGGTCGCGATGTCCCTTTCCGACGTAAAACACACCGGAGGCATCGACCGTGTCTGGCCGAGCGTGAAGATATGTATAAAACACGCTCATCGGGTATACGCGCCGATTGCGGGCGCGATGTTGATGGGGGAATTGTCGCGCTCTTCCTGCTGCGCGATGTAGAGAGCCTGTTGCGCCTTGCTGTCGAGCATGGGGATCAACTGCGGATCGACTTCGGTGTACTCCATCGCCAGCTTGGCGGCCAGCATCGAGACGACCGCCTCGTACCAGCGCTGCGGCACTTCCAACTCCTGCGTCATCGTGCCAACGTCCATGATGTGGCGATGCGCCCAGACGACAACCTGCATCACCGTGGCGGCGGCATTGGGAACCGGCCACAGGTTCATCACCGGCGACAGCGACTGGCGGTCAAGCCAGTATTGGAGGGGGCGGTTGCTCTGGAAAGTCTTGTTCGGAAGGTTCGTGTAATCGTCGCGGTTCAGTCTGGCCAGCGGGATCTCCGTCGGCGTGTTCCCGAGGTAGATCTGGCTGAACCCGAGGGTGCCGGACGTTGCCCGAACGCGGAAATAACTTGCGGAAACGCTGCTGTCGAGATCGTACCAAGACCACTCCCCGGTGCCAACATTCGGCACTTCAGACTGGATAATTTCCCATGTCACGCCGTCATCTGACCGGGCGAACTCGACCGGAACAGAAGGCTGCGTCCAGAGGATCCCGACCGTGCTGACCTGCGTTGGGCTTTGGAACTCAGTCACGCGGGTTGTGGACGTGTCAACGTCTGATCCGGTGACTTCCTGCAGCCAGCGCAGGTTCGCGTTCAGGATGTCGACGGTGCCGCTGTAGGTGGTGACATAGGGCGTGCCGTCGTAGAGAGGATAAATAGTTTTCTGGATGCACCAGAGTGGCGCGCCCTCGTTCGCCAGAGCCGAGAGGAGCAGATACAGGTTGTCGTTCGCAATGTCGACGTGCTCAGCACTAAGCGTCTGCGCGGGCATCTTGCAGCGGCGACTTGCGTGTTCGATAATCCGCCGCGTGTTGAACGTCGTCTGAGATACAGTGCCGGAATAGGCCATAAGATGTCGCTCGCTCGTTTAAGGCAGCAGCTCGCCGCCTCGGGCAAGCATCTCTGGCGCTTACTTCTCTACCAAAAGACGGACCAAGTGTAAACTAGCAGCCGGGTTGCATCCCTTTCCGTGGCGCGGATGTCACCTTCATCGACTGCCGAGGGGCTTCAGGCACAATCATGTTGTCGCGCGGCATCTCGACAACGTCAATGTCATCGCGCTGGCAGCGAGGGTGGTACGGGATCGGGACAGGGCTGCCGCCCTTTATCAGAGCGGCGTAGAACTGGCTCAGATTGTCGAAACGCGCCGTCTGCGCAAGGTCAATCCGAGCGTCGATACGGCTCGCGTAGAATGTGTTCGAATTGTCGTAGCGTGCGTTCTGAGCCAGCGTAATGCTGGCTTTGAGCAGCGCCGTGTAGAAGGTGCTCTGGTTGGCGTAGATCGCCGGAAGCAGCGTGTTGGTGTTCTTGAGTGCCGCCGCGTAGAATGTATTTGTGTTGTCGAAGCGCGTCGCCGACAGCGCAATGCTGGTGCTGATCGCTGCGTTGTAGAAGCTATTGCTGTTTGCAAAGAGCGCCGGGAGCAGCGTATTCGTGTTCTTCAGCGTTGCTGCGTAGAAAGTATTCGAGTTGTCGTAACGGCTGCTAGACAGCGTGATGCTGGTGCCGACCGATGCGCCGTAGAAGGCATTCGTGTTGTCGTAGCGGTTGGCCGACAGCGTGATGCTGGTCCCGACCGATGCGCCGTAGAATGTATTGGCGTTGCTGTAGAGCGCTGGGCTCAGGGTATTCGTGTTCTTCAGCGTCGCCGGGTAGAATGTGTTGCTGTTGCTGTAGAGCGACGGCAGCAGCGTAACCGCGCCGGGGCTCAGCGTTGCCGCGTAGAATGTATTTGTGTTGTCGAAGCGCGTCGCCGACAGCGCAATGCTGGTGCTGATCGCTGCGTTGTAGAAGCTATTGCTGTTTGCAAAGAGCGCCGGGAGCAGCGTATTCGTGTTCTTCAGCGTCGCCGGGTAGAAAGTATTCGAGTTGTCGTAACGGCTGCTAGACAGCGTGATGCTGGTGCCGACCGATGCGCCGTAGAAGGCATTCGTGTTGTCGTAGCGGTTGGCCGACAGCGTGATGCTGGTCCCGACCGAT